GGAAGAACCCCTTGGGGTCCTCCCTCCCATCGTCGCGTACCCAAACTGGTGGCGTAAAGCCGCCGGTCTAAGTCGTGGCGATTCTTCAAACAGACCTACCACAAAGTGGGGGTCCACACAAGGTGATACATGTACAGAATGCTGGTTTTGGTAGCGGGCGCGGCCTTCCTCACGCTCTACCACCTGAACGGTCCCTCTATGGGACCAGATGGTAAGCTGAATGGGGCGTTGCTTTGCGACCTCTGTCAGTTCGAGTGCATGTTGAACCATGAGTGAGTAGATGATGAGTAAAACCTACGGAACATATAGTACCGTTATACCCATCGAATACAGTCCGGTCATCTCGGGCACCTATGTCAAAGGTGCACCTTGTAGTCCGACAGCTGTTATACCCTTTGGGCCGTATGAGGCTGAAATGCCTCTAGGTTTGACCTTGGAGTATCCTCAGTACGAGGAGATGCAATTCCGTCACGCCGATACCAGCGGAAGCTGGTCTAAGGTGTTACGGAGTGGGAAAGTCAAAATGACAGAAATGACTGCATTACGTAGTCATGTCACTAGGCTCCCCTACCACTCTCCTAATATGGCCTGTATTTCGAAATGGCCCTGGCAGCAGCACACATCCTGTTGTGGGCATGCTGGACTGAAGGAGTGCGTCGCCCTCTGGTATGACGTTGGAATAATCGACATTCCTAAAATGAGTGCCGAAATGTCCCAGCAGATTGCCAATCACAAAGAGGAACTTCATGATCTTGTCATCACCAACCAGCAAGACCTTTATCGTGACCTTAACGAAGGTTACGATCTCGCGAGCGAGCTTGGAGAGTTACCCGAAACCTATGGGTGGCTCTCTTCGCTAGTTCAAGAGATGGTCTCAGCCACCGATAAGTTCCCTGACCTTAAAGAGTCACGGGGACCGTCGGGGCGACGGGTAAAGCTGCCACGGAATCGTAAAGAGGCCCTCAAGATGGGGTCACATTACGCCGGAAAGCTGCTTGACCGTTGGATGGAATACCGTTATGCCATAATGCCGATTGTATACTCCGTTCAGGATGTACAGAAGGTGTTGCGGTATGCGGACCGGCTAGTACGGAAAGGATCCAAACCCGAGAATGCTAACTTAGCACTCAAGGAGTATAACGATGATGGGAACGCTGTTCCCTTAAACATCGAATACGTACTTGACACCGACGTGGTGTCGACGGGGCGGATCTTGTACAAAACCGGCTCACTTAATCGCTTCGTGGACCAGGTTAGTACCAATCTAATGATCACGGCGTGGGAGCTTCTGCCCCTATCGTTCGTGGTCGATTGGTTCCTCAACGTGTCGAACAGCATCTTTGCTGCAACGCACCGCGATAACCAAGCTTTTAGCTCTGGGTACTGTACCTCTGTAAAACAGCGAGAGTTCGTCACTGCTCGCCAGGTGGGTGTCAAGGAGCTTGTCTATGAAAGACAGTATCCCGCGACTTTATGTCCTAATTCGGGCTTCCTTCACAGGATTGACCGATCCATGGCGTACCCACCTCGTACTGTGTTCTCGCAAGAGTCACAGACGTACCAGCGGATGGTGTGGACTAGCCCCCCGAGCAAAATAGTGTTTGATCCCTACCTTGATTGGAAAAGGATCCTTGACGCTATCGCGCTCTCCCATAAACCCGTTCACAAACGTTTGAGTCGGCTGTGATGGCTGGCTTAGGAGACTAACATGTCCCTTCAGGTCCTTAAGACCGAACCCACCGGCGTCGTCTTTGCTGATCCGGTTGAGCCGGATCTCAATGTTCGTTTCAAGCACACTTCTCGGGCGAAAAGCCTTTCGGGTGTGCCCACCACGAACCATGTGACGGAAATCATCGTCAATGACGATAACACCGTGACGATCGGCGGCAGTGATGTCGTCGACGCTCTTAGTGTCAGGGTCCGAGTTTCGGGTTGCCCTGAGTCCGTCGACCGCCTCGAGGACCTCCTCGGTCTTGTGGCTGATGGTCTCTTGCAGTGGCATGCTGAGCATGTCTTCGTCGGCTTCCCGCCGGCGACGGCTCCTGCTATCCCTGTACCGTAGGCCACAGTCCATGAACGACTTAAGCACTATCCGTGCCTATCAGAACATCCTTGCTGGCTGGAAGTGGGAAGAACCCACCGACGCGGCTGAGGAATTCGCAATCCAGCGATTCCAAAAGAAAATGGAAGTTCCTGACCCCGAGAAAGCGAAAGAGCGAGCCCAGCAGTGCTGGGAAACGTATATCGCTTTCGACGAGTCCTTGTCCTTACCGAGGTTATTGCCAGGAAACTGGTATAAAGCGCGGTTACTCCTCCACCAATGGTTGAGTGACTTTAGGCTGGGCCCGTTGGATTTTAGTCCAGGCTCAGCGGCGACACCAACTCGTGGCCGAAACTCCTTGGAGTCGAAGCTGCAGTTGGCGACGTGGGATTGTACCTCCGATTGTTGGGACCTCTGGGCAGAGACTGCCTTTGAGGTAATGGCGATCAAAAGGGCTACCCGCGCGCGCTTTAGTAAAGCATTGTTGCATGACTGTGATGCGATAAAGGCCTTCCACAAAGAATCGTGGAAACGCTTTGGGCACCTGCCTAATGGGCAGTTCTTATGCTTCAAGCGTCAGCTATCCGTTGTGACGGTAATCTGTGAAGCTTCACGCTTCAGTACGGTACCGAAGAACAACGAGGTCGACAGGCCAATAGAGCTACAGCCGTTCTGCAACATTCTCGTTCAGCGTCGAGTAGGTAATGGTATCCGGGAGGTTTTGAAATTCCTCGGATATGATCTGGATCATCTTGCCGATCTTCATAGGCAGCTGGTCTCGGAGCGAGTAATCGCTACCATAGATCTCAAGAACGCTAGTGATAGCGTCCAATTAGCTCTCTGTGAGTTCCTCTTCCATAAGCGATTCGTCAAGTTGCTAAAAGCAACGAGGGCGACCTACCTGATGGGACCCAAATCAGACGGGAATGATTTCCACGTTCTGAAGAAGGTTTCCTCCATGGGGAATGGGTTCACCTTTGAGCTAATGACCATGATACTGCTCGCTTTGGGGTTGCAGCGTGATCCTAAGTTCTCGGTGTTCGGTGATGACATTATCTGTCATAACGAACATGCTAGGGGAGTCATCACAGACCTCCTGGCTGTGGGCTTCGTGGTGAATGACCAAAAGTCGTTCATTGAGAGTCCGTTCCGAGAATCGTGCGGCGCAAACTATTTGGATGGATATGGGTACCTCCGAAGTTTCGACTTCCGGTATCCAGAGACCATTCATGATTGCGTCGTTATTGCCAATAAGGCGTACCTCCTTCGGGAAACGTCGAGGCAATTCCTTAGGTTGCACGATGCCCTCATCCGATCCGTGCCCTTAGCCCAGCGTGGGCCCGCCGGTCACATCGACTTCAACTTGGAGGTAGATGTGGATGAACGAGGCTTCGACAAAGACGTGTCACTGAGCGCCTTCTTTTGGGACCCCAAGTGGGGCCTTAGGAAAGGTCGTAAGGTGGTGCACGAGCCTCACCTCCACCGTGGACTCCGTTATATCCATCAAGACCCAGAAGCCTTTTATAAGGTAACTGGTTTTAAATGGAAAGCGGAAGAAGCTAGTGGAATGAGGAACCACTTACAGAGTCGTAGACACGTAGGCAAGATACATATGTATTTGTTTGCGGGTAGGCGTACTCCTGACGTGGTAACTGGTCGAGGTTGCTGGCAGCCTATCACGTACATCACCGACGGTATAAGCACTTATCGTGCTAAGGCCGTGGTAGATGCCCCATCCCGGGGTAAACGTTAATAGATCTGTTAAAGCACAACCTAAACTGCTACTTTGCGGTCGGTTGGGGGTAGGGATCTCGGGGCGCAAGCCCCGGTGAACTTTCCTCTCGAAAGAGAAAGGAC